TGCCGCACCGATGGAGTACAAGAACTGCCAGATGTAACCATCCGTAGTATCGAAAGGAATACCATCTGTACCACCTGTAGGTTGATCAGTAGACACCTGTGCCTGTCCTGCGTTGTTCTCTGCTCGTTGAAGACACAGATAAACTTGGTTTTCGTCATTCATCACATAGTATGTCTGAGCAGGATACCCGACCTGTGCGTCATCATACGCAGAATAGATCGCACCAGATGACCAGTTGTAACGAGGAACAACAAAAGAGACATCAATTAATTTTTTCGCAGACTGTATACCGAGACGGAAGTTTCTTTCCTCTCGTTCACTATTGACTGCGTCAGGTGCGTCATCTGTCGCATTCCACTGCTCAGAACGACCAATTACCGCATAGTAGTGAGTACCAGAAGAATCCATATCGGTCTTCAAGTCTTGAATTACTTGCTTTTTAATTGGATTTGTTAAAATTGCCATTATGTTGTTCCTATTATTCTATTCTACTGTTTAAATTTAGTATGTGACTACACCGTTGTTGGACACCAAGAACCACTTACTTGCGGTAGTGTTCCATACTAAGATACAACCATCTCCCTGATCGAACTGTAAGTAACCACCCACAGAATCAGTGCCTTGAATATTTACACCAGTATTCTGTAGTTTTACTGTTCCTGCTCCGATATTAGAGAAGTATTGTACTTCACCCTGTATAGTTCCGTCTGCAATGGTAGGACTAATTCCACTACCTGAGTTAAAAATTGTTAGAGGTTCGGTCAGATCAACCGCAGTGGTTGATGCAACATCGGTTCCTTTCTCAAGAACCAGTTTGTTTTTAATCTCAATAGCACCCGTACCCTTTGCGGAAAGTTCAAGAGATATATTAGTATCTGAACCCTCTACATTGATAATAGGTGAATTACCTGCCGAGGCATTCTTAATCGTAATATTGTTAACCGCACTGGCAGTTGTAAGAAATCGAAGGTGTTCATTACTACCACTATCCAATAATACCGCACCACCAGAAACACCACCGATCTTTACTTTATTCAGTGTCGGTGCTTCTAATGTCTTATTGGTCAATGTCTGAGTATGATTCTCAAATACAAAGGTATCACCTGCACCCAATGCAGGAAGTGCAATGTTACGATTCGCAGTGATGTCACCTACTGTTACATTATAGGTATGACTCGCATTGGCATCTCGAATCTTTGGAGTTGTCATTGTGGGAACAAGAATGGTCTTGTTGGTCAATGTCTGAGTATCAGTATCTAGAACGAGTGTACCACTCGCATCAGGTATTACGACTGCACGGTCTGCGGTGGGTTCGGCACTTAGAACAGTCTCGTGATCATCTGGTGCTTGACCTTCAAACTCAACTCCTGCGGCAGTTAATCTTACTGTCGCAGTCGCTTCATCACCACCAATGGCAGTGTATAGTTCTCCGAAGTTTTCATTTATCTTCTGTGCGGCAGTTCGTAGGGTATCACCTGTACCATCGTTTGCTACTGTGCCTCTATTTAATGTCTGTCGTGCCATTTCATATTCCTGTTGTTCTTACTATTTATAAGAGTTTATAAGTTATAATGTGAAACTTTTCACATATTGATCAGAGTCTCCACTAAACCACTGATGTTTTTCTTGATCGATTGTCTCGAATGCGAAGGCATTACTCAAGTCCATACCATTAGTCTGGAATTGATCCGAATCATCGAATGTTGGAGACCCTGCGATCTGTGCCTCCCTCAAGGATGAGTACTGATTCTCAATAGTTTGTATCTGCTCTAATGAGAAAGTATCCAGTGAAATAAGTTCTGGTCTAATTCTACTTAGAACCCCTGCTGAATCTATATATTCGTCATCTACAAGTGCTGTCATATCAGTACTACCAAAGTCTCCGAACAATGCAGTCGCATGAACCGCAATAGGTGGTGGTGGTTCAAGCACGACTAATGGAGCACTCAGGGCATCTTCCACTGCTGATACTATCTGAACTTCTGAACCAACAAACATTCCTGCGGGATGAGCAAACAACTTATACGGTTCTTTCCATTCATTGAACGAAATATCCGTCTTGATTAATATCGCAAATGTCTGATATAATTTATTATCGGTAAGGTATTTTTGGTTCTCAACACCAATAGTAGATTTCTCTTCCCCAACCTTAAATATATTTTCTTTGGTATAGATTACTTCGGGGTCAACTCCAAAGAAGATTCTGAAGAACTGTTGAATTGAATACTTAGTTCCTTTCGCACGATACAACTGGTTGGAATATTTTGCTGATGCTCGTTTATCTTTAAATCCCTCAAAATACTGTTGTCCTAACAGCAGTTCGTCTTCAATATATGATAATAATTCTAAGTCTGTTTGCGTGATGTCTCGATTTAAAAATAAGTCGTGAATCATCTTGGCAGGAGAATCACCATTATGCTGAAAATCATAATAATGAGTCAATAGACTAACAAGTTTAGGATAATCTTCTTGGAAGAATCCGGGAAGAATACTCTCTACTGTATGAGTAGTGAAGTTGCCGAGTTCCCTCCGACCAATATCAGTTAATGTGGCATCCTTCTTTGACATTAGTTACCCACCGAAGTGTCTAGTTCAACTATGTTAGTGGTTGTTTGTGTATTGTCTATTTCTAAAATGTCTGCTCTCAGAGGAGTTAACGCACTCTCGTTCGAAGGTTTTGCTATCACCTTAATAAATTGATTAGTACCAATATAGTTATCAATCTGTATACCTACGATACTAACAGTGTCTCCTTCATAGGAACCTACATTATCAACGACTACTATCTTATCTTCGGTATTGAACACTTCTAGTTTATTTGAACCTAACTTATTTCTCAACACACAAATTTTATTTTTGAATGAGAAGGAAGAAGAAGATATGATGTAGTTTACATCATCAGGTGCCGCAAGTAAAACTGCGTATCGTAATGTCTGATCTTCTATCTTGGTCAGAGTCGGAGTAAATCGTCTCTGGACAAATGTCTCTGAACGAGAAGATAGAATAGCAGGAGATATGTCATCAACGAGTGTCAACATATTAGATCGTCTATATGACTGTCCGAATTTACCAGTATTCTCTTCAAAATATTTCCTAATCTCGGAATTCACAGTATCTTTAATAGTATTATTGGATAGTGTGGTTAGACTCGGATTGAACTGGAAGAATGTATTAGTTCCAACAAAGGTCGTGACAGGATCATCGAACTTGAGTGCGAAAGACGCAACTGACAATTGTTTTGCAAGGTCTTGAATAGAGTCTTTAGTTATCTGTTTAGTTGTGGCATCTACATCGTCATTGAATAGTATCGACAAGAACACTGTGCCATATTCTGTTAGAAGTGCCTCCTCACCACCAAAGGACTGGATGTCTTTGATCAAGGTAGAAAAGTTTTTCAATACCAATGATGCGTAGTCTGCCGCAGTAACCATTCGGTTCTGAGTCGCATACTGGAATGGTGCGTTCTGTCGAATAGATTCTGTAGTTTCTTTATCTGAACCACCCACTGCTTTTGCGACTGTTGATACAGTTACATCATAAGTCTGACCACCAACACTCACTCCTGATTGTGGTTCGAAAACCTTTGCGGTATTTGCGTTCTTACCAGTAACAGAAAGATAGGTCAACGAGACCTTAGAACCAGTCTTAGGTGCTTCTCCTAAAGTGTTACCATTACCGAATGATAATTCGAATAAACCGTTGGGAGATTCCTTTAGAATGTATACTGTAGAATTAGCACTAATGGTGTTAGCATTAATAATGTTTGTGTATGGGGTAAATGAGGAACTAGATGGTTGTTCATACACACGAACAATCGCAGTAGAAGTGTCCATCGTAGCATCTGGAACTATGTAGATTTCATTGTCTTCCGCACTAGATACGATGAAGGTTTTAACCCTCTCGGTACCCTCAAACACTTTAATGTTCTCAGAACCAGATGCGTCCTTGAATGTGTACAAACCATTACCGACCTCATCCGCACTAATATCTACTATAGTCTGGAATACAAAGTCAACATCATCAACTGATGCGTTAAATTTAAAACCTGCCGGAATCTGTATCGTAGAAGTACGATCAACAACACTAGATAGATTCATTGAGATTTTAACAATTGCTTGTGCCGAATTCATTGAATCTGGAACATAACCAATACCCTCTGCGAGAGATACCAGAGAACTACGCAACTGTGCGGTTCCAAGGAACGATTCGTTCAAGGCAAAGTTGGCAGTAAGTCCATTGTAATGCGTATTATACGCAAGGACATCCAGAATGTTTGACAGACCAGATGCTTCAAAGTTGTAATCCGCAAACTCATCTTTCTGTGAGAGGAATACCTTTAAGTTATTCTTGATAGAATTAAAATCTAATGCGGTTGATTTTATTGTCGTTGCCATGTTATCTTAACCTTGCTAGTGTAGTAGTGAATTCAACTTGCTCTTCGGTGTTCACTACTTTGAATTTTATCGTTAAATCTAAAAGATTGTTGTCTGGTTGAAGAGACACATCAACTTTGATAATCTCTGCTCTAGGTTCATAGACCTCAATGTTTTCTATGATATCCCTTCGCACCATAGATGATCCATTTCTATCTGCTAGTTCAAATAGTTGTGCTATAAGATTTCCACCAAAATTTGGATTAAATGGTTTCTCATACGCATTAGTCAGAATGAGTGTCTTTATCGACTGCTTCACCGCACTTGAACCAAACTTCTTATAGATTTCTCCACTAGAAGGTTTTGCGGTGAATGTTAAATCGATATCCGAATACTGCCTAACACGAGTCGATGTAATCGAAACCGTATTAAGGTTAGTATCTTCTTGTGCGAATGCTCTTCGTATTGCCATAGTTCTATTTATATGACTTTTTAGTCACTTTCCTTTATTTCTACTAATTCGTTTTTACTTTGGAGATGATTATTGAAATAAGTTTCTACATCTCCCTTGAAGTTAATGTCAAAGGTTTCGGGTGTAGTCGGGAACTCAATACCAATCTGTGCACAGAGACTATCGTCTGGATTATAGTTGTCATAGTCCAGATACAGTGCCTTGAACTTGATATAATCTTTCAGATATTCTGCCACATCAAATGTCTTCTCTAGACTGATCTTACCTTCCTGATCTACCACTTGATAGTAAACAAGTCTACCATCTGCTTTCTTCTGCATGGTCTCATTACCCTCATCACTCTCTCGGAGTTTGTAGAGACCCTCAGACACAACCATACGAACATCATTAAAGTTGACCGTGTTACCGTTGATGACTCTCATTGCCTCTGCCTGTAGATACAAGTGTCGAGCAATCTGTTGTCGTTCAGTATTAGTGGTCACATGATTGAACGGAGTCTTGTCACCATACGCACCAAGAAACTTGGCAATCGTCACACCGGGGCCGAGTTTGGTTGCAGATGTAATCTGTCCCTGATTGTTGGGATTATATACTGGATCAACTAATATTATCATGGTGTAAACCTCTTTCCTCTATTCTCAACTGCATTACCAATAGGTTCAAATCCGAATCTAGATGATGGGGATTTCTTCACTGTTCTACCGACCTTCGGTGGTGCCTTTACTTTGTATTTTGTATTAAGTCTTTCTTCGGAAACAAGTATTCCTCCGATTGCATTTCTGGATGCTTCGTTTCTAAACGCAGAACGAATCTCTTGGGTTGATGGAACATGATTGAACACATCCTCATAGTCATCCGTAAGTAATGTCTTGGTCAACAACACATCCCCTCCATCAATCACAACAGTCCTAATCGCAAAGTCACCATTAGCAACTTGACCAACTACCCAGTCGGGGGTGATGTGTGCTTGAGGTGGTTCTGCGTGACCACTTGGTAGTGCCATCTCTTCTAATGCAAGCATAGGTATATGAATACCTGCTGTGAGAATCTTAGGTGGTGAGAATGATGACGCACCAGTTGCGGCAGTACCCGCAGTGACCGCAGTCAATGCGTGTTTAGAGTTTTCAGCATAGTATGATCTGAGTGAGAGGTCTGCCTTGTCTGCGTGGTTCGACTTGATTGCTTCAAGTGCCTTACCATAGAACGAACCATAGAACACCGCACCAGAATTAAATGGAACCGCACCCTCACCACCTTGGAATACATTACC